AATAGACTTGCAACTTTGGCAACTATTGAACCATACATTGGGAAATATTATTCCACTGAATATGTTCGCAAGAGAATTCTGAGACAAACTGACTCTGAGATAATTGAAATTGATGAGCAGATTGAAGATGAAATTAGCAAAGGAATTATTCCAGATCCATCTCAGGTAGATCCAATTACTGGAGAACCATTACCTCAACCAGGAGAGGGTAGTGGTATGGCAGGAATGGGTCAAGATGTAATGGGTATGGGTCAAGTTCCAGCAGAACCAGATCTGGAAGCACAAGGAGCAGCAACAGATGCTCAAATGCAAAAAGATGCTAAGAAGGCTGAGATATAAATAAAGTTATACTTAATAACTTAAATTTATGGAAGAAGTTATCGATTTGATTGCAACTGACGCATCTCCTTCGGATATTAGTGACAAAATTAAGTCACTTTTGTTCTCAAAAGCTGCTGAAAGAATTGAAGTTGCAAAACCCATTGTGGCTACATCAATGTTTGGTGAAACTGAAGACACCGAAGAAGAAACTGGGGAAGAATAATGGCTACAAAAATAGTTCAAAGTGTAAATCGTATTTCTCCAACAGTATCAGTAGCTGCAACTAGTAATCCTATTGCATTGAAAAGTGGGTACATTAGAGTTTCCACTGGGGCTACAGGAGTTTATATTGACATTGGATCAAATCCAACGCCAACTACAAACTCTTTCCATATTCCACCATTTAGTGCTGAAGTTATAAAAGAAAGAATTGCTAAGCAAAGAATTGCTGGCATTACAACTGGAGCAACAACAGTAATTACTTTCCCAGAAAATGCTGGACACCCATTTTTAGTGGGTGATTATGCAACAATTGAAAATGCTCAACCAGTTGGTCTTAACACTGTACATCAAGAAGTTACGGCAATAACAGATTCTTCAATTACACTTTCGGCAAATACATCATCAACTGTTGGTGTAGTAACCGCATCTAATGCAACAGTTTCTAGAAGTGTAAAGGTTGGAGCACTTGCCGCAAGCAGTGGAACAGATGTAAGCATCATAGAAGTAACCCAATTAGTTTCCGAATAAAAATGAAACTCATTACAGAAGAAATTTCAAAAGTAGAATTTATTACTGAAGGTAAAGGATCTTCTAAAAAGTCCTATATCAAAGGTATTTTCTTACAGGCAGAACAAGTTAATCGTAACGGAAGAATGTATCCTCTTGCCATTATGGAAAGAGAGGTAACCCGTTATAATGAAAACTTTGTTCAGAAAGGTCGTGCTCTTGGTGAACTTGGTCATCCTGATGGTCCAACTGTAAACCTTGATAGAGTTTCACATAAAATTTGTGAACTTTACAAGGATGGCAATAACTTCATCGGTAAAGCTCAACTTCTTGAGACACCAATGGGTAAAATTGCCAAGTCACTAATTGATGAAGGCGTTATGCTTGGCGTTTCTTCTCGTGGTGTAGGTTCACTCAAGATGACCAATGAGGGTCATAAAATTGTCGGTGAAGATTTTATGTTAGCAACCGCTGCAGATATCGTTGCCGATCCTTCTGCTCCTGATGCTTTTGTTCAGGGAATTATGGAAGGAAAAGAATGGGTTTGGGAAGGTGGTATTCTTCGTGAAAGACTTGCCGAGCAAACTCAAAAGAGAATTAATACTCTTGTTGATCAAAAAAGACTTGAAGAGCATAAGTTGAATCTTTTCAACGATTTCCTATCAAATCTTTAATTTATAAATAAATATAGATTATCACAGAATCTAAACAAAAATGTCCGTTGGTAGCAATTTACAAGAAATGGAAAACGTAGTAACCAAAGGAGCTGCACCTGCTGAACCAATGCATAGCGGCGGCGCACCTTATGAGGATCTTGGCGGTCCTACTCCAGAAAACTATCGTCCCGATGACGATTCAGCTGCACTCAAAACTCCCGGTGCAACTCTTGCTCAGGTCAAAGATGTTGTCAATGCGAAAGCAATGAAGGCAGAAGAGACCGAAGTAGAGGAAGAAGTCATCGAAGAGGAAACCGAAGACGAAACCGAAGAGGTTGAGGGCGGTGAAGAAGTGGAAGAGGATTCCGCTGAAGAAGAGGTTGTAGAAGAAGAAGTACAAGAGTTTGACATCGAAGAAGATGTTAATGCACTTCTTGCAGGTGAAGAGCTTTCTGAGGAATTCCAAGAGAAAGCACGTACCATCTTCGAAACTGCTATCAAGACTAAGGTTGGAGAGATCAAAGAGCAACTCCAAACCGCATACGAGCAAGCACTCGTAGAAGAAATCGAAACTATTAAAGTTGGTCTGACCGAAAGACTCGACGCATACCTTGAGTATGTTGCCGATGAGTGGATCCAAGAGAACGCTCTCGCAGTTGAGCATGGTCTTAAGACCGAAATGACTGAGAGCTTCCTCTCAGGCATGAAGCAACTTTTTGAAGATCATTATGTTTCAATCCCTGAAGATAGATATGATGTAATCGAGAGCATGGTAGATAAACTTGATGAAATGGAAACAAAACTCAACGAGCAAATCGAAAGAAACGTTGCTCTGAATAGAAGATTAGCCGAGTCGGTTGCTGATGTAATCTTTGCAGAAGTCACTGAGGGTCTTGCACTTTCTCAGAAGGACAAACTCGCTTCTCTTGCCGAAAATGTTGAGTTTGGAAGTGAAGCAGACTATCGTGAGAAACTAGTAACACTGAGGGAATCGTATTTCCCATCAAACACTGGTACTCAAAGAAGCACAAGTGAGAATTTCTCTGAAGAAGTAACCACAACCGAGAAGCAAGCTCTTAATGAGTCAGTTTCGCCAGTTATGGCTGCTTACTTAGAGACTCTTGCTAGAGCATCTAAAAAGTGATTTTTAGATTATAAACAAACAACAACACTTTTTTAAAAGAGGTAAAAATCAAATGCAAATGTTCAATGCCGAGCATCTGCAGGAGAAGTGGGCACCAATCCTCGACTATGATGGTCTTGATCCAATCAAAGATTCACATCGTAGAGCGGTAACCGCAATCCTGCTTGAAAACCAAGAGAGAGAACTCCGTGAAGAGCGTTCTTTCCTTTCCGAAGCACCAACAGTTAACACTTTCTCAAGCACTGGAAACCCAGGTTTCTCTGCTAGCGCAAGTTCACCTGTTGCTGGTTTCGACCCTGTTCTGATCTCCCTGATCAGACGTTCAATGCCTAACCTGGTCGCTTATGACCTCGCTGGCGTTCAACCAATGAACGGTCCTACTGGACTCATCTTCGCAATGCGTTCTAAGTACGCTAACATGAACGGAACTGAAGCTCTGTTCAACGAAGCGGACACCGCATTCTCCGGTCAAGATAACGGATTCAACCTCACCAACGGTTTCACCGCTGGTAGCGTTGGTATGGGTACTACCACCCAGCGTGGAACCAACCCTGGTCTTCTGGATGCAACCTATCCTGCAACTGGCGATGCCCAAACCTACAACGTAGGTCAGGGTATGCGTACCGATGACGCAGAAAATCTTGGACAAGGCACTGGCGACCACTTCAACGAGATGGCATTCTCGATCGAGAAAGTCACCGTTACCGCTAAGTCACGTGCTCTGAAAGCTGAGTACTCGCTCGAACTCGCACAAGACCTGAAGGCAATTCACGGTCTGAATGCAGAAGCTGAGCTTGCTAACATCCTTAGCACTGAGATTCTCGCTGAAATCAACCGCGAAGTTATCCGTACCATCTACAACGTTGCTGAGTCTGGTGCTCAAGCAAACGTTGCAACCGCTGGTACTTTTGACCTCGACGTTGACTCCAACGGTCGTTGGTCGGTTGAGAAGTTCAAGGGTCTGATCTTCCAGATCGAGCGTGACGCAAACGCTATCGCCCAAAGAACTCGTCGTGGCAAGGGTAACATGATCCTCTGCTCTGCTGACGTTGCTTCGGCACTCACCATGGCAGGTGTTCTTGATTACACCCCTGCACTCAACGCTAACCTGAACGTTGATGACACTGGTAACACCTTCGCAGGTGTTCTGCAAGGTAAGTATCGTGTTTATATCGATCCTTATGCTGCTAACGTATCTGCTAACCAGTACTACGTCGTAGGTTATAAGGGTTCTTCCCCTTATGATGCTGGTCTGTTCTACTGCCCATATGTACCTCTCCAGATGGTACGTGCCGTTGGTCAGGACACCTTCCAGCCTAAGATCGGCTTCAAGACCCGTTATGGCATTGTTGCTAACCCATTCTCGCAGGGTACTAGCGCAATCAGCGGTGCTGGTCTTGATCGTAACGCAAACCGTTACTACAGAAGAGTCAAGGTTACCAACCTTATGTGATCTCGATTCACATATCTGTCAGACCCCCGAAAGGGGGTCTTTTTTTATCTAAATAAAAATAAAACTAGTAGTAACAATGAAACCATCTCCAAAACAATCACAAGAAATTCATAAGAACTACGAAAAGGTTGTTGAGCATCTGATCAATGAAGGTTATGCAGATGATAAAGAGTCTGCTGATAATATTATTTCAGGTATGAGTGAAGCGTGGTTCAATCTTATCATTGCAGACTGATACGTGAAAACTTTTAGACAGTTTTTGGAAGCAGCTGGTGATCCAATTAAACCAGCACAAGTTATCAGTCTAAATGACCCTGAGGTTCAAAGGAATCTTAGAAATGCAATGATTCAAGCACCACCAAAACCAACAAAACCAGTAGATCGTGTTGGTAAATTTGTTGGAAGAATGATCAGAAATACTTTACTTTCTCCACAATAAAATAATGGCAACTGCTTGCAATTTTCCAGGTCAAATTACAAATAGAAACTTTTTATCACCAGCAGGGTTTAAGTTTACTCTTGCTAAAGAACCAAAAGTTTCCTTCTTTTGTAACAGTGTAAGAATACCAGAAATTAATCTGGCTCTTGCAATGCAACCATCATATCTAAAAGATATTGATATTCCTGGAGAAAAAATTACTTATGGTGATTTGACAATTCGTTTTTTGGTGGATGAAAATCTTGAAAACTATATGGCAGTTCATAACTGGATAACTGGTCTTGGTTTTCCTGAAACGACTGCAGAATATGCTGATCTTATTACCAATGATAAAGGAATACAAGATCCAAAAGAAGCATTTAGCGACGGGTCGTTATCAATATTAAACTCAAGTTATAGAAATGCTGCTATAGTTAAGTTTAAGGACCTGTTTCCATATTCATTAACCTCACTTGACTTTGATGCCACGATCACTGATGTTCAGTACTTTACAGCAGAGGCATCTTTCAAGTATACTATCTACAATATCTACGATACTGACGGAAGAACTCGTTTATGAACCTTGACGAAATTCAGGAGATGTGGCAGAGAGATTCTGTCATTGATCCTGATAATTTACACGATGAGTCTTTAAAAATTCCTCAACTTCATTCAAAGTATTATACAATCTATAATACGATTACTTTGTTGCGCGAAAAGGCAAGAGAAACTTTTAATAGAGTTAAACTTGAACGCTACAATTACTACACTGGAAAGGCGCCTATAGAGGTCTACGAAGAAGAACCGTTCCCTTATAAAGTTCGGGACAAAGAGGCATTACAGAGGCATATGGATGGGGATGAGAAGTTAAGTAAGATAGAACTGAAGATACGATATTACGATATTATGTTAAAGTTCTTGGAAGAAGTGATTAAAACTATTTCCAATAGAACATTTCAAATCAAAAATGCTATTGAATGGCATCGGTTCCAAGCGGGGTTCAATTGACCCCGTTTTTTATTGTCAATAAATATTTTTGTATTGATATGAACGTATGTCACATTTGGTTATATCGAAAAAGAATGAGGTATATCTTCAGGTAAAGGCAGAACCACACGTCTATTACGAACTTGCGGATCAGTTCACATTTGACGTACCAGGTGCTAAGTTTATGCCCCAGTTTCGCAACAGACACTGGGACGGAAAGATACGTTTATTCAATACACAGACTGGTGAAATTTATATTGGTCTATTAGATAAAGTCACTCGTTTCTGTGAAAATCACGACTATACTTATGAGTTTGTAAACAATAAGTTTTATGGTCTTCCTTTTGAAGTCAATGAAATGATTTCAAAAGAAGGTGTGAAAGACTATATGACTTCTATTTGCAAGTATGCTCCCCGTGAGTACCAAGTTGAGGGAGTATACGACGCTTTAAAACATAATCGAAAGTTGTTGATATCTCCAACTGCTTCT